CACAGCCTAGTGCGGTAAGGGGGGCGCTAGTTCCAGTTGACGATTTGCCTACTATTAAGGCACAGCCTAGTGCGGTAAGGGGGGCGCTAGTTCCAGTTGACGATTTGCCTACTATTAAGGCACGGCCTACTGCCCCAGAAACTTCCTTTCTAGAGCAACTGGGTAAAGGGGCTACTGCTGCAGCAATAGGAATAAAAAGTCTACCTGATAGACTTGGTTTGCAGCAATCGTCTCTTGCTGTAGACCGTAATACTAAAGCTTTAAATTTCCTTGACCGTATTGATAAAGGAGAAAAAGTTGGGCTAGACCCTCTTGGGGAGTTCCCTAATGAACTGGCATCAAAAATTCTTATCTACGGAAATGCAAAACCAGAAAGACGTGCTGAACTTCGTGCTGAACTTGTAGCCGACACAGCGGAGCAACAAAAGAAAATAGTTGATGCATTACCCGAATACGCTAAACAACAAAAAGAACTAGCCCCTTACGAAGGACGTGTGCCTAACTTCACTGATGCTGTAGGTTCATTTAAAGATTTTAAAGATTGGGCTGCTTACAACTTAGGTTCAGCAGTGCCAACACTAGCGGGTACTATGCTTGCGGGTAGGGTTGGTGGTGCACCTGCTGCGGGCATAGTAGGTGGTTCCTTGGCTTTGCAACAAACGCTTGAAGGGCGGCTTGATTTTATTCTTGATAAAGTAAAAACTCTTCCCCCCGAAGCCCAAGCTAAAGTGGTACAAAATTACATAGCTGAAACCAACGATACCAATATGAAGGTAGCTATTGTTTCTGGTGCACTTGATCTTGCTGGGCCAGTTGGCACTATTTTAAAAAAGCAACTAGCAAAAGAAACAGGCAAAGAAGCTATTAAATACGCTACTAAAATGGAAGCAGCCAAAGCTGCAGTTTACCGCGCCCCACGCGAAATTCTTGAAGAAGGTGGTACAGAGGGTTTGCAATAAGTTGCGCAAGTTGCTGGTGAAGTTAACGTTGGGGAACAAACTAAGGATGTATTTTCTAAAAAGAACATTAAACGTGTAGTTAATTCAGCGGCTGCTGGAGTTGCGGGTGGTTTTGCTGGTGCGGGCATTAACGTAGGTACTGAAGTAGGTAATCAGGCGCTTCAACAACGTACTGAGCGTATTGCACAGGAAACACTTGCTCAACAATCCCGTCAAGAAACTGTTGATGCGGCTAATAAATACATTGGCCCTGCTTTTGAAGCACTGGTAACAAAATACCAAGCAGAAGGATTGTCTGAAGTTGAAGCATTTAAAAAAGCAGGCGCTAAACTTGCAAGTGGGGAGGTCAATCTTGGAACACCTAAAACTAACAACGGAAGAGTTGAGCCTAGCGTTCCTGTTCCTAGTGGGGGAGAAGCAAGTGTACAACCTACCGTTGCACCTGCAGGAGATACCACAGGAACTGGAACACCTATCGGAGAGGAACTGGGTACAGATACTGGAGTTGCTAGTGGGGCTGGAGTGGGAGAGAAACCGAAGCTCAGTGCATTAGCGCCCGATATTAATATAACCCCCATACCAAAGGAAAAACCTAGTGGCACTCAAACCTCTCAAACCATCCAAACAGAAACGCAAGGACAAGAACAACCCCCCGCCGCTCCAATACAAGGGAAAAATATAGCTGACCAAATTATTGCCCGTGCCGATGCGTTAATTGCCCGTGCCGATGCGTTAGCTGAAAAACGTAATGCCCAAGGCACTGCTGTTAACCCCGAATTGGCTATGAAAGCCGCGCCAGTAGAAACCGAAGCCACGCCAGTAGAAACCGAAGCCGCTCCAATACAAGGGGAAAATGTTTTAGAAAACAAAATTTATCAAAGCTATACGAAAAATATAGCTGACCAAATTATTGCCCGTGCTAATGCGTTAGTTGAAGAAGGTAATGCCCAAGGCACTGCTGTTAACCCCGAATTGGCTATGAAAGCCGCAGAAGCTGAAATCACAGAAGTACTACCGGGGGGAGCAGCATATGAAGCCGCGCCAGTAGAAACCGAAGCCGCGCCAGTAGAAGCTGCCCCCGTAACTGTCCCCTCCGATCAAGTTGCTGGTGATACGCCTGCATCTCAAATACCCGCTACTCCTGAGACGGGCTTAAAACCCCCGGGTAAACGTGGGCGTAAACCTATAGTACGTACTCCTGAAGAACAACAGGCGGCTGCTGAACAACGTAAGACTAGGCAGCAAGTTGGGAAAGCTTCTATTGTAAAAGCTCAAAAAGCGCAAAAAGTTATTGACACACCTTTTAGTGTGGAAAACTACGACACTTTGGATGCTGCCAAAGCGGCGGGTGCAGAATTGCAAAGCCTACGTAATGCGGCACTACTAGATGCGTATAACATCCTTAATGACCGTAACATTGCTAAAGAAGCGGCGGCTAAAAAAATAGCGCGTAACATTGTTAACCACCCATCTGTCGATGTTAGAGAACGCACCATAGCACAAAATAAATCGGCGTTAACGGCTAAAACTTCTACGCCTTCTACAGCCCGTGCGGAACTATTGTTAGATTCTACTAATCCTGAACCAGATATAACTTTTGAAAAGTTTACAAGAGCTACACAAGCTATAGACCACATTATCAAAACCGGTAATGCGTTTGAAAAATTGTTGGCTCGACTTATAAGACCGTTTCTAAAAGATGTAAAGATTGTTATTGTCCGTAACCCTGATACAAATATCCCTACTAAGTTTTTGCGTAGTAAATTTACCAACGCACTAGGTATGTATGCAGAAAGTAAAAAACACGGGAAAATTATATTTTTAAACGCTGATAACAGGTTTAACGGCCTAAGCAACATGACGCTGCTGCATGAGGCTGTGCACGGCGCAACGATGGCCCAAATAAACGCATGGACACAAGACCCCCTTTCAGTTAGCCCTGCTGTTAGGGAAGCTCTTGAAGACATGAAAAGGATTATGGAACGGGCCTACAAGTACTACGCGGTGCTACGGTTTGTTAAAAAAACTGATGCAACTATTAACCAGCTTGGGGATGCAGGCGCGTTTGAAGACTTAAAAGAATTTGTGGCCTATGGTTTGGCTCAAACTGAAATGCAAGACTTTTTGCAACAAGTACCGGGGGAGTACAAAGTTGAAAAAGGTGTACAAAACCTTGGCCTGCTGTCCCGTTTTACACGGTCTGTGCGTAAGATATTTAATTTAGGAGATGAACACGCTTCTGCATTCCAAGACCTTGTGGTTGTAACAGATCGTATACTAAGTGCATCTAAACCTACGGAAGCTTCTGAAGCTACTATCACAGCGTTGGCTAAAAAAATAGCGGGGCCAATAAAACTGCAACGCAAAATAGCGGCATCACAAAATCCTGCGGTCATAAACGCTACATTGGGTCAGCTAGTTATGACAACCCGTAATGCAAAAGATGCGCTTCGTTTGCTTAGAGCTACTTATAATGCATTATCAGTGGGGCGTATCCGCCTAATTTTACCCACACTAACTACTGAAGACATTACCCGGTGGATAGGGAATAAAAGTGCCAACATCCCACGCATTAACGTTGCCGTCCAAGAAATGGCGAGTATGCGGAGCAAAATGATTCGGGAGTTGGCCCAAAAAGTTCCCCAGTGGATTGAGTTTGGGAAAAATTATGAACAAGGTGGACGGGCTTTGGGGGATGTAATGCATGTGTCTACGTTGATACGTGCAGACCCCTCAGCGCACACAAATTTAGCTGCCGCACTACAGAATGATGTTGAAATAAAAGTTCTTATTGCTGAGTATACGGCTGCTTTACAAGACCCAAACAAATCCCCGGGGCAACGGAAAGTCCTTAAAGGTAATATAACTAAACGGGAAAACGAACTTAAAATTCTGTACGAGGGTGGCACTGTGCTTAACTCGTTAACGGGAGAAAAATATAACATTGAAGGATGGGACAAGCTGGGGAAATACGGTAAAGGCGAAGGGCAAGAAATTTACCGTATGGCTCGGGACTCTTATCGGGAAACATTTAATCTGCATCAAAATCTGCTGCTTGATAAAATTAACAACTCCAGTATACCCGGCGGAGTTAACCAACCTAATACACCAAAAGGCAAACTTATTGCCCAAATTACACGAACTTTCCAAGAAGCAATGCAACTTGGAATATATTTCCCTTTGATGAGGTATGGTAAGTATTGGTTGCGGGTGGGCAAAGGCAAAGATGGTGAGTTTCATATGTTTGAAAATGCTATTGCCCGTAATAACTACGCTGAACTTCGCGCAGAACAAGCAGGTACAACACTAGCTAAACAAATAGCTGCCCAAGAATACAATGTTGGGGATGACTTACGCGACCTGCGTAATGAAATTGTTGACTCTAGCAAAATGCTTAAAGACATTTTTAATATGCTAGAGACCAGTTCTATTACTGATATGGAAGCAATTAAAGATCAAGTTTATCAAATGTACCTTATGACGTTGCCTGAACGGGATATCCGTCGTAAGTTTACCCACCGCCAAGGCAAAACTGGTTTCAGTGCTGACGTACTACGTAACTTTATTGTCTCCCAGCACACTGCGGCTAATCAGCTATCCCGTCTGGCCTATGCCGATAAAATCCGTTTGGGAATTGGTTCTGCTTATGCCGAACTTGAAGGTAACCCTGATAAATTAAAACTAAGCGCGTTCGTAGATGAGATTGTTATGCGAGCCAGCAAAGAGATGACTCCTACTGTTGCAATGGGTTTTGATTGGGATAAGGTTGCAAGTATAGGCAATCAAGCCGTATTCTTTTATATGCTTACCGCCCCTAAGTCTGCTTTAGTGCAGATGACGCAGCTGCCACTTGTCACGTTACCCGCACTAACAGCAAAATATGGAGCTGACGCACTTAAAACTTTTGCGCGCTACTCGTTCCTATTTAACAAACTCGGTACTACAAAGCTGGATGAAAATGGGGACGTAACTACTAATTGGGGCGAGCCATCTATCAATGATTCTAAGTACATCAACACACACCCCGATTTTGAGTACCGTAAAGCTTTAAAACGTGCATGGCAAACAGCACAAGACAGAGATATTTTTATGTCCACTTACGCCGGGGATATGACTTCCCGCGCCCGTGTACCTACAGGAGAGTATCAAGGTTTTCTTAACAGAGGTAGCCGGGCAGCTTTTAATTTTATGGGGGGTGCATTTCATCACCTTGAGCGTATTTCCCGAGAAATTGCGTATATGTCTACGGTTGAGTTGGAAATTGCTAAGGCTAAGGCGGAAGGTCTAGATATCACACAGGCAACAGACCGTGCAATTAAAGCGGGGACTAATATGGTGTATGAGTCCTTGTTTAATTATTCTCAATACAACAAGCCCCGTGTGATGAAGAGTCCATTTACACGTGTAGCTACCCAGTTTTTGTCGTTCCCAATGCAGATGACTTCTTATTTGGTGCGCAACTTCTACGGTATGCTGCCTTTTCTAAACAAAGCAGAAAAAAAAGAAGCCGCAATTAAGTTTTTTGGCACTATTGGTATGACTTGGTTGTTTGCTGGAGTTGTTGGATTGCCCGGATACAGCATAATTCTGGGGCTTGCTGAAGGTATACGTGATGCACTGCGGCCTGATGAAGACGACGAAGATGCTGACGAATACTACGATGAAGATGACGATGGTAACCCGCTTGGAAAACGCAGCTTAGATTTATGGTTTCGGGAATGGTTTCTACCCACCTACTTTGGTAAGGATAGCAGCCTTGCTAAAGCTTTGGGGCTAACTGATGAGCAAGCTGACATGCTTCAACGCGGTGTCAAAATGGGGCCAATTTCAGCATTAACTGATCTTAATATCGGTGCATCCGTATCTATGGACGGTCTTTGGTTCCGTGATGATAACCCTGATAAAGATGTTAAATCTGCGTTTAATAACTTTGTGCTTAAAACTATTGGGGGGCCACTAGGGAGCATGGGAGAACAAGTGGCTTCAGCGTTTGACGAGTTTAACAATGGATACTTTAACCGGGGAGTAGAAAAATTGCTTCCGGCATTTTTTAGGGGGCCTGCAAAGGCTGTTCGTTTACAGGAGGAAGGAGAACAAAACCGCCGTGGGGACGTAATACGCAATGCTGAATGGTTTACCACAGGTAAATTACTTGCAACAACGCTTGGGTTCGGGAGTACTGAAATTGCCGAAATACAAAAGAAACACAATTTGGCAAAACAAATAATTGCAAAAATTGAAAAAGAACGTTCTGCAATTTTGGATAATCTTGATCTTATGGCGCGACGTTATGACGAAGACCCTACCGATAAAAATGAAGAAAACTTAGAGGCCGTTCTTAAAAAGGTTAGTACTTATAACTACAAAAATGGTATGCGGCCTATTACGGGGGAAACTATTAACAACTCGTTGTCAAATCGGGCTGAAAACCGTGGAAAAGGTGTTGAAGGATTAAGTGTGCCTACTAACATGGCCCCATATATCTACCCCTTGGTGGAAAAATCTAGCGTTAATCAGCCATAAAAAAATCCCCGCACTGGGCGGGGTAAGGGTTGCGTTGCCACAACCAAGGGAGCATTACAGAAGCGAAGGTATACTAAACTTTCCAGATACGCAAGCCTTTTATGCCTTCTTCAATTACAGCTTTGGCTAATACCTCTATACGTAGCCTATTAGTTGTAACCAGTATTTTCCGGCGGGCTTTAACAGTATCCAAGCAGGGGATGAAAAACGAAGTCCCCCGCCTGAAAGTTTTCCAGTTAACGTTGTAGCTAACTCCCTCCACCACCATCAGTATTCTCCAGTTCCGCTGATACAAGCAGTGCCTCAACGTTGATAAACTCTTCGTTAGAACAATCAAACTCTAGTGCGTGTACAGCGGGAGAAACCATCTTCATCCCCTTAGCCATGCGTTTGTTGCCCCCACCAAGGAAGATATTCTTTTCCCCCAGTTTCTCTAGGGTATCTTTGTAGTTGGTCTGGAACTCTACGCAGTGGTCTTTGAACCGCTTGGACACAATAAACATCTTCTTGGTGTCTGGCTCATACCGAATAAGCAACTCACCCTTTGGTTCCTGCATGGGTAGTGCTGGCATGGATGAACGACGATCTGCCCCATCATTAACGACAAGGGTGTTGAAGGTGTGCCGGTTAACATAGTCACCAATCACGGCCATCACGTCAGATATTGGGGGGGCTACATCCTTGCGCATAACTAGAATTTCTTTAGCCGCATGCTTATAGATAGCTTTCATGTCCCAATCAATTAACGATAGCCCCTTAGCAATCAACCCCCCAGCGATGTTTGATGCGGTTGAAGAAGACCAGAAACGTTCACGGTTAGTTAGCCCAAGCTCCATGTCTAACTTCTTCTGGATGTTTAAGCACAACTCCATAGCTTCTTCTCGGTTGTCCACCAACCACTTTGCGTAGATTTCACCCGCATGCCCGTAGTTCTCCAAAAGCTGGTGGTCAAACATATCCTTGGCTAGAGCAGGTGGAATGATATTAGTAGCGTCAATCTTGTACTCCATCAAGCGCATCATCTCACCGTCCGGGGAAGCCTTCATTGCCGAAAGTTTCTCATAGAAGCTGGCGTTGGAACTGCATAGCGAGATGGTCTGCCATGTAGTCAAGTTAGGCCGTAGTTCATTGCTGGAAGACTTGACCCGATCCTTACCCCGCCCCTGCGACATACCGTAAGCTAGTGCTGAAAAGTCTTTAGGGCTGGTGTTAGTCATTTCATCTACGGTAAACGGTAGGTTGTTCATCATACCCAACCGCATAATCTTGGCGTTGCTCGTATCTTCCCATGTAGCACACAACTTCTTAGGATGCCCCCACACGCTGTTACACATGTACAAGATGGTAGATTTGCCTGTGCCAGACGTGGGGTGAATAAGGTTGATGATGGCCCCGCTCTGCCCCAAGAACCCAAGCAGGGGTGCACCAAAGGCAGTCAGCGCCCCGAATGCATGAGCCTCAAGACCCGGCCTACCGTAGAGCGCAAATACTTCTTTCCATTTTTCCAACGTACCCGCTGGGGTTAGGTCTTCTGCAACACTGGCAATGCTTGCTGATGGGGGGCTATGAAACGTGCCGTCCCTAGTGATTTCCCTGTCGCCTATGATGAACTTGCTATATTTATCTGCCCAACCGAATTGTGTTCTCATTTGTTCTGCCTTTCGTTTTATTTGTAGTTCTTTAATCGAAAATTGAATAAAGGTTGCTAGGTTTGTTGATTGCTTCAAAGTGCTAACCACGCCGTGACTAGCTAGAACCTTACGTAGTTCCGTCTTATCTGCTATTGCTGTGTTGGCTACTGCGAATTCCACTACACCTTCCCGTGGGAGATGCAGCTTAACGATTGATATCCAACCCGCGTGTGGGTCACGCATACACTTGACAACATAGATATCGTGCTCATACACCAGAACAGGCTCGGCTTCTTCCTCGGCGGGACTCATATAAACCCCACCATTTTTGCCACGGAAGAAAGGAAACGGGAACTTGGGAATGTGGTGCACTACCTTGGCTTCGCCTTCTTCTTCTGGCTCTGTGGTAACAATGTTATCTTCTGCTGTGGCCTCTTCAATATCACGTCCAAGGACAATCGGGCTTTTAATCTTCCCCTTATGGGGGCAACCATCGCACCCACCGGGGTTACTCTTTTCAAACTCATTGCAGGTATGTGGGCCTACAGAATGAGATGCTTTTGATTCGGTTACTGCCGCATCGTAGTCGGGGTGTTTGTCCGACAGTTTGTGAATAGCTACGTCTCTGTCTGCACAGAAGTTAGCAATGGAAATAGCGCTCCACCACAACGGCTCTGAAATACTTTCCTGATTCTCATAGCAGTGCATCAACTGGTTACAGCCGTTACCCTGCGCCGTGCGCACCATGATCTTGCCAAACTTAGTTACCCTGTTGTCCATCATGGACTTGGCAAGCTCAGACAACTCCCGCTTCGGTGCGGATTCTTTTGCTACAGGTTGTTCCTTTACCCCCAGTATTGTTTTGAACTCTTCAAAATCTACAAGCTCCCCCTCATACACTACCTCTACTGGAGAAGGTGGAGTGTCTTTGAAGTTAAACGTGCCGGGTATACGCAGAACGCGAGACACCTCAAACACATGTGGGTCAACGTAGAACTTATGCAGCAAACACAACTCCTGTAGCCTATGGGCTACAGGTTCCCATTCCTCTCGGGTGACTTCAGCGGTCAACGGCCAATAAGCATGTATGCCACGTCCGGAATTTACAAGCAGTGGTTTTGGTATACCAATTAAGGCGCAAAACTCTTTCAGCGCGGTAAACCCAGCGGATTGATCCACATATCCATCAGGCCGACCTGTCTTTTCGTTTACCAATACCTTTGATTCCCCGCAATCAATATCCATCCAAAAGGCTTTTAACCCTTTGACGTTAGGCTTTTTGCGGTTCTCATCTGTCTTGAACTTCGCTACCCCAAAATAGACTTCACGCTGCTGTCCAACAAACTTCTGGGCTAACTGGTTTACTTCTTCCCTTGTGGCAACAAGCTTTTGAACCGTTGATTTGCCTTTGATCCCCACCACGGCGAACCATCCGTCCTTGGGTTGAACCGTTTCAAGCAGATCAATTTTTATCATAGTGAAAAATGGGGGGACTAGCCCCCCCAAGGTTCCTCGGTTCGTGCAGTTAAACGTACTGTTCGATAAGCTTGCAGATAGACGGCCTGTACCGCTCACCGGGGGTTGAGTACCCAGTAAACCAGTTGTACACCGTCTGCCTACTTACACCTAAAAGAGCAGCTAAGTCTGCAACAGGCAAGTCAGCTTTGATGCATGCTTTGCCAAGGCGTACGCCAAGCTGCTTCCTGTCTGCTAGTTTGTTTAGCGCAATAATTCTTGCACTATAGCCGTAGCTCATTAGGTGTTGCCCCACTCACTAACAACATCAGCCAGCTTCTTGCTGCCTTTAGCGGGGGCATCCTCCTTCGACTTTGATTCACGCTTAACTGGTGCAGCTACTTCTTCCTCTTCCTCCGGCTCATCCGAACGCTCAATCTTTGGTGCGGGTTTAGCTGCTACTTCCTTAGCGGGGGCAGGCAGTTTTGCAACCTTGTCGGCGTGTGCTACGGTGATTACGCAGTAGTTCTTGGCCTCGGGCCTGCTTTGTGCCTCCCGAACCAATGCATACTCCTCATCGCTGACGTTACGCAACGGAGTGAACTGAAGCTCCATCGAATCAGCGTTGAGGTCATAGCTAACATTGGTTACGACATTATCGGGCGACTCACCGTTGGCAAGCAGGTACTTGATGTAGCTTTCAAACGGGTGCACATTACCAGTGCCTTTGCCAAACAGCGACTTGGCGGGTACGTTAAATTGGTAAATATCGCCTGAAGCATCACCCTCTACAAGCGCAGAGATACGGCGTTGGAAGCGGCAAGCACGGCCACCCTGTTTACCAGAGCCGGTAATGTTCTGGGGGCAGTCAGCACAGTTGCTATGCTGCGGATCAGATGCAGCAGCTTCCGGTTTGTCTCCAAGGTTTGACCAGCAGTTGGGCAGCGATGGGTTGTTTGCATCGTAGTCGTCTGCGTAGAACACACGGGATACCTTGGGTAGTGCATGGGTAATGATTAGGTTGATTTCACCCCGCACAGCATTGCCAATCTGTTCGCCATTGACAACACGCTTAAACGTACCGTTGGTGTTGGTTTGGATACGGCGTGAGGTTGATGCGGTTGTTAGCGTTTTTGCCAGTTCGCTCAGTTCCCGAACGCCAGTGGTAGCGATTGCACCTTGCTTGAAAATAGTTACGTTGCTCATTTGTTGCTCCTATTAGGACTTGGTTGGTTTGCGTACTGATATGGTGTACTTCTTGTCTGCTTGCATACCCATAGGAAACACATCTGGGTTCTCCTGCAAGAACTCTTTCATGCTACTAACGTGAATTCTTTTCTCCAACAGAAACGGGGCATCGTGTTCCTGAATAAACTTGTACATTGACTCCCAATCGCTCGTCCAATATCTTGTAGTGATACGGCGAGAGACTGTTCCTACTGGGGTTTTAAAACCATCTAGGTTTTGTTCGGTGCACAGTTCAAGCAAGTGCGTAGTGATAACGTCAAACTGCTCGTCAAGCTTTTCCATCTCTGCTTTGTGCAAGGCTTCCTTCTCCTCGCGGGCATCACGAATCTTGATGTATACCGAAACCAGTTTATCAACTGGCATATCTTCTAGTGACATAACGCTTCCTTTTTTATTGAGCTAACTTTTTATATTCTACTCTTCTTTTTGACAGTGTCAAGAACTTTTATTAACTTTCTTCAATCTCCTGTCGGTATAGGTCTATTATTTTAGTATGATTCATAATGTTGTTCTGCAACATAGTATAAAGCCTTGATTCCACTTCGCTACCTTTGATGTGCACGATGGTCATGGCGTTCTTCTGGCCGGGGCGGTTGATACGTGCGTTGGCTTGCAGGTAAGTCTCTACGCTGGTAACTGGGGCATACCAAATGATTGTATTAGCTGCGGTAAGTGTGAGGCCGTGTGCTGCTGCTTGAGGCTGGATGATAAGCACCCGGGGGTCTTCCTCTTCTTGAAACTGTTTTACAATATCGCTACGCTTGTTCATCGGGACTTTCCCGTTGATTACTTCACAGGTAATCTTGTGCTTGATTAGGTACTTGTGTAGTACTTCTATAGTGTGCGTGAATGGCACAAAGATAAGCACTTTATGAGAAGACTCTTCAACAACTTCTAACACAACGTCTAATCTATTACTTACGTCAAAGTCTATGACTGCTTTGGTATCGGTATAGATAGAGCCACCGGATATTTGTAACAACTTATTGATCTGTACCGCTGCGTTGATAGCCGAAATTTCTTCCCCCGCCGCTTCCATACGCATCTGGCTTTTAATCATCTTGTATGCTGCGTTCTGCTGCGGAGTCAACGGCGCATCTCGTTCTACAAATGTCACCTCTGGCAAGTCTAGGCATTGGTCGCGTTCAAACCGGATCGCTGGTTGTAATTGCTTGTGCACAAAATCTTTGGCTGACGGCTTAGGCACCCACCGAAATTGCGACACTTTGTACATCACTGCATCACGAAACTGTCCTAAGTATTTGGGGTGCGCGTCTTGGTTAACTAGCTTTATCAAGCCAAAAGCATCTAGTGGTGATTGTGCTGCGGGCGTTCCAGTCATCATCCATAGCCACTTGCACTTATCCGATACGGCCTTCAATACCTTCCAGCGGTTTGTAGTTACGTTCTTATATGCAGAGGCTTCATCAACAATGATTAGATCAAACCCACCAGCCATGACTTCATCTTTGATTACCGCAAGCCCATCGAAGTTACAAATAACAAAGTCTGAACCCGCCTCTAAAATCTTAACTCGTTGTTTAGCGGGGCCATGCGCAATAGAACAGCTACGATGCATTGCAAACTTAAACAGGTCTTGCTGCCACGCGGCCTTCATAATTGACAACGGACAGAGTACAAGCACTCGTCGCACCAGCCCCTGTTTCATAAGGTAGTCTGCTGCCCAGATAGCCGACGCTGTCTTACCTGTGCCCTGTTCGTTGAAGCAGAAGGACTTGTGGTTAAGCGTTAGGAAGGATGCAGTTACCTTTTGGTGGGCAAACGGCTTCAGCTTACCTGTCCATTCGTAATCACGGACAATTGTAGACGGCACATTCTTAACCCGCATCTTGGCAAGTTGTTGCGCTTCTTCTAACCCCCAATTGACAGCTACCTCGTAAACATCGTCTTCTTGGTTAACCACCGCACTTTTCTTTATAACGTCCGTTATAAGGTGTGGCCTCCGAGTACGAACGATAAGTACTTTGTTGTCTACGATCTGCATATTTATGAGCGGGGGTTATAGTAAACATGCCCTTTATCCAAGAACTGTTTTTCTGAAGTTACTTTATGGTATTCCGAATCTAGTGCACTACGTACCGAATAACTGTAAATTTTAATAACCCTGCTAAGTGTTTTAGACGTTTTAGAACTTTTACCATAACGGTTTACAACTTCAGAATATAAATTATTTAATTCAGTATGGGTAGCAAGGACACGTTTAGCAAAGTCTAAATGTTCTTCATGGGTAAACTTGGGATTTGATTTCATTATTTTATTGCTCCATTCTTAGTACGTGCAAAGGAACGGTTGGCACTGGCGCTTTTTACGCGCAGGTTGCCTGTACTATTTGAACCACCTTTTGAGAGGGGGATAGCATGGTCAATGTCTTTACCGTCGCCCTTGTGCACCGCACCGGTCTTCATCTTCTCGCGTCGTGCATTGTTACGCTTGGCGCGGTTCTTCTTCTGTTCGTCAGTACCTTGGTAGTTCTCATACTCTTGCTTGTAATTACGCGCCATGATCGTTCTCCTTTAGTTTGTTGTGGAATTCAATTTCGCTTTGGCTCATCACCCATAGCGGGGTGCGCCCCTCGGACTCAATGACCTGCAAAGACTTGCCTACCGCAAGGCTAATCTCCATTATCATTGACTCTTTGTGTTGTTTCATAAGCTTACTAACTTCTGCGCTAACCAGAGGGGACAGAATTTTTGCTGTGGCTTCCATAACCCGCTCCCGTATTTTTCCTTCGAGGATCAATGCCATGTCTGCTGCTTGGGTATCTTCGCTCATTATTTTCTCCTTGGTTTCCAATGTTCACAGCTATGCACCGGACACCAGCCACATAGAGGGCCAGCGTTTGCATTCCATACACCAGTATCTGTAGCGTCGTTAAGCCTAGCTAATTGAGGTTCAAAAGTTTGGAGGTAAGACTCTTTCATCTCCACACTGTGTTCTTTCTTTACAAACTCATTGCTTACTACAAAGATCAGGGCCGACTTAATACGTTTGACTTGGGGGTAATGCACGAAGACCGCGCCCGCCAGTACATCTAGTTGTTTCAAGTCTGCATACTTGGCGTTCTTGCTAGTCTTGTAGTCAACAGAAAAGGCAGTATCTCCGTCAATCACAAGCAAGTCAGCAATGCCTCGCCACCACACTCCCTTATCAAAGAACCCGCAGGGGGCATAGCCGGTATCTGTCAGGCTTACACCTAGCTTAACTTCACAATGCTTCTCTCCCGGTATTGCAGCAAGCGCCTCTACTACCCTTCGTACATAAGCAAACTTCTCGGGAATGGGGGTGCCGTGTTTAACGTAGTCTTCAGCAGCTTTGTGCACCTCTTGTCCGTAGATGGTTGCTTCGCTGCCCGAGTCTTTTACATCCTTGGCTACCTTCAAGTGGTAGTACTTCTTCGGGCATTGGTCAAAAGTCTTAATGCTGCTGTAGCTCCACGTTGTCATTTTGTTATTTCCGCCAGCTTCTGCATGTAATGCTGCATCTTTGCCACGTCATCGGAATCTTTCTTACCTTGGCGCAGCGAGTATTTGATGATGTTGCCCTTGAGGAACCCTACAAACTCTTCGTGGGTTAACACTGACTGCATTACATCCCACGGTTGGATAGGCATATCTTTATAGTGCGTACCACCTATCTGCCTACGATCAGCATTCTCCATAACTTCTCCCTGTACCAGCCTCGCAATTCAACGGTAAACCCAGCGCCCACTTGGGTCGGATGCGCATACACATCTCTATATATTCTTGTCCTGTTTCTTTTTCAGACTTAGGAATAATACACCCGATTGCATCGTGCACGGTCATTACAACCTTGTATTTTTTAGCCACCAAAAGCATCTGTTCCCCTATGATTATGCGGGCTAGGGCTTGGCAAACGTTCTCGACTACCTTCCCTCCGTATATCTTGTTAGGTACGGTGGTCTTAAACTTCTTGGTGTCGTACACCATCTCCCGTTCACCATCGCCGTTGTTGTGCCAGCGCAGGTTGGGGTACTTGAGATACAGCCCGTTAGGTAGCCGGATACCCTTCTTCCCCTCTACTACCAGTACGCCTTCTACCCCAAACGGGGTACTAGTACCCGACTCAATCGCACGAAGAACATCCCCCGCTTGTTTCCATAGAAGCGGTATTTTGGGGTAGGTTTCCCGGTACACGCGAATGATGTGGGCGCACTCATCTTCTTCTAGCTTTACCCCAAAGGTTGCCAACTGCGCACGAAACTTCTTGGCCCCCATGCCATATCCTGCGCCCAGTATGGTTGTCTTACCAACAAATCTTTCTTCCTTGGTTATGTCTGCAATGGGCTTGTTGTAGATACTAGCGGCCATGATCTTGTACACGTCCTCACCATTCTCAAAGGCTTGCACCAAGTCATCCTGCCCAGCCAGCCGTGCCAGTGTTCGGGCTTCAATCTGCGAAGAGTCAGAGTCACAAAACAAGTAACCATCAGGGGCTAGCATTGCATCCTTTAGTGGAGAACCCCGCCCAAGGTTTTGCATGTTGATCTTATCGTCACCACCCCACCGCCCCGTATGTGCAGCGTAGTACCGCAAGGGCACAGGCAATGCGCCTCGCCCCGCTATACCAATGAACCGCTCTGTCCGTGTTTCTGCCAGCGTAGACTTAACACCTAGCCTTGCAGCTACTATAGCTTGTATATCAGGGTTCTCATGTTCCAGCAGCGCCTTGAACTCTTCGTCG